TTTGTATACCTTCATTGTTGGCATCTACTGCTATATCTAAATTGTTTGCAGGACTCGTAGTGCCTATTCCAACGCGATCATTTCCACCATCAACAAACAGCATGTGAGTCTGGCCGTTTGACTCCACGCGAAAGTCAACATCATTACTTGGGTCGTTAAATACAACTTCAGAACTACCAATCTCTAAACGCTCAACACCACCAGTGGTGACATTCACCTTATCTGCTGCACTACTGAACAGACCACTATCAGTCCCGCCTAACTGAAGGGACGAAGTAGCAGCTGAACCATCAGCTAAATTAACAGTAAGCCCAGTTGCAAGCTTTGAAGTAGTGACGGTCGCATCACCAGGAGTATTAGTATCAGTTACGTCGCCCTGGATTACACCAAAGAAATCAAGGCTCGCTGCAGGAGCCGTGGTAAAAGTAATCTGATTACCTGCGATGGTGAAATCAGTGAGAGGGTTCTGGATTACACCACCAACTGAAATCCACAACTGGAGGGCACTGCCAACACTTACGTTTTGACTTGCAATCTGTAACGTGAATGTCGTCTGGCTCCCGTTAAAGCCACTGGAAATGTCGTCTAACTTACGGTTCTGGCCACGAACCAGCTGCTTTCCAATGTAAGGCACTTTCTAACTACATCTAGATAGATCTATTCTAAAGGTCTTATTCTTGTCGATAAAAAACCACCCCTTAAAGAGATGGTTCAAACGATCAGGCTGCACCACCTCGAGTGACAGCATCATTAAGAGGATCGAGGTCTTCACTAGTCCAGTAGGTCTTAGCAACCATCAACTGCAGGTGTTCGACATTGCGACCAACTGTTGCTATTTCTTCTTCGGTACGGCTGGACAGATCCATCAAGGCGTTGATGAGTGTGACGGAATCAAGAGCTGCAGAATAGTGCTGGGCAATTTCTGCAGCGGTCAGAGTTTCTTCGGACATTGTTTTGTAAGGAGTGGGGTCAGATGCCTGCAGCATCCAGTCTAGCTTTAAGTGCAGTATTTTCTGCAGACAGTTCCTGCACCGCTTTTACCAGTACAGGGATTAGATGCGCTCCATGGTACTTTAAATTATCAGCGTTTTCGGTGTCAATAATGACAGGGTTGTCGCCTTCTAAAGCAAGAATGTCTTGTGCTTTAAATCCATAACGAACAGGACCATTTGGTGTTTCAGTGTCACGATCTGTCTTGAACTGATAAGCAGTTGGCTTAAGTTGATTAACAAAGTCCAGGCCATGCGGCACTGGGGCAAAGTTCATCTTATCGCGAGCATCAGATACAACAGTCCAAGCAACTTTGACGTAGGCAGAGGTAATTGAATGATGACCTGCGACAAAACGATTGCTCTCTGTTCCTATGCCAAATACTGGACTGTTAGATCCAGTACTTGTCATAACCCCGATGGCAGTATTACCGCTGCCAGTAGTACATGCACTAAGAGCGTGCATTCCCAGGGCGCAGTTTGATCCCCCAGTGGTATTAGCATAAAGAGCACTTAAACCGACCGCTGTGTTATTAGTAGCGGTAGTGTTGTTATAAAGAGCTTGTTTTCCTAGAGCTGTGTTTGCGCCGCCGGTTGTGTTGGTATAGAGAGCTTGATATCCAACAGAAGTGTTGTCACTAGCAGTGGTGTTTCCGAACAGTGCAGATCTTCCAACTGCTGTGTTGTAGTTTGCAGTAGTGTTTGACCCAAGAGCACCAACGCCACTTGCTGTGTTTTCGCTTCCGGTCGTGTTTAAAGCAAGGGCGCCATAACCGCTTGCTACATTCATATTACCGGTAGTGTTTGCTTGTAGCGTAGTTCTACCATTTGCTGTGTTGTTAGTTCCAGTGGTGTTTGCTTCAAGGCTTTTATATCCAACGGCAGTGTTATGGCTAGCCGTTGTATTACTCAACATGCAGTTGGTTCCTACGGCAACATTATTAGCGCCTGTAGTGTTAGAAGTTAAGGAATCATGACCAACAGCAACGTTGTTACTAGCGGTAGTGTTTGCATCAAGCACTCGGGTGCCGACTGCGGTGTTTTGGGTGCCAGTGGTGATTGATTTTCCGGCATCCCAGCCAAAGGCACTGTTGCTGTTCCCAGTGGTGTTTGAAATCAGAGCCCTGTATCCGCTAGCTGTGTTTCTGTAACCAGTGGTGTTGTCAGCAAGAGCATTACTTCCCAAAGCAACGTTTTCAGTGCCAGTGGTGTTTGCAGTAAGTGAGTTAGCGCCGATTGCAGTGTTATTAGATGCAGTAGTATTTGCATCAAGTGCGAATGAACCAACGGCTACATTGTTAGTACCAGTGGTATTTTCTTCTAAAGCTTGAAATCCAACAGCCGTATTATTGCTAGCCGTCGTATTCTTTTGCAGAGCTTCATTTCCAACTGCTACGTTATTGTCTCCTGTAGTTACTGTGTCTAAAGCAACATAACCGATTGCAATATTATGCGTTCCAGTCGTTAAGTTTGCCAAAGCATTGCTGCCTAATGCTGTGTTTTCGCCTCCTGTAGTGCAATCGGTAAGTGCATTATGACCAATAGCGGTGTTGCTACTAGCAGTTGTGTTTGCATCAAGTGCTAATGAACCAACGGCTACGCTGTTAGCACCAGTAGTGTTGTCTGAAAGTGCTGACCTACCAAAAGCTGTATTGTTATCTGCAGTTGTGTTGACGCCTAATGCGTTAGCTCCCATTGCAGTATTTGAATCACCTGTAGTATTAGCATCTAAAGCATTTGCACCTACGGCAGTGTTTAATGTTCCAGTGGTGTTTGACTCCATCGCCGCATAACCAACAGCAACGTTGTTCTCTGCTGAAGTATTTGAACTAAGTGCTACCGCACCGAGTGCAGTGTTTTTTGCGCCTGTACTTACTTTCAACGCATCATGACCGACTGCGGTGCTGTTGTTTGATCCAGTGTTTGCACTAAGAGCATCTTGTCCAACAGCAGTGTTGCTATCCCCAGTCGTATTTGCAGTCAGAGCCTCATCACCAATCGCCGTATTGTTTGCACCTGAAGTATTTGCATCCAGCGCGTTGTTGCCAACAACCGTATTCGTCGCAACGTCACCCGCTCCACGGCCAACAGTTGCACCATGAATTAAAGCGTCTCCACCATCAACATCGAGAAGTGCTGAAGGAGTTGCAGTAGAGATACCTATCCTGTCATTGCCTGCATCAATGTGAAGAAGGTTGGCATCACCATTCCCTTCAACGCGGAAATCTAAATCATTACTTGCATCGTTAAATACAATTTCTGCGCTGCCAAACGAAGCACGCTCAACACCACCTGTCGTGATAATAATTTCGTCAGACGCAGGACGTGCAAGACCTGTGTTCGTATCTGACGTGAAAAATATGCTTGGACTAGCAGCAGATCCGTCAGCAAAGCCACTGCTCAGGCCAGTAGCACTAAATACACCAACCTCAGTACCAGCACATGCAATGCCAATCTCATTAGCTGCTTTAGAGAAGAACCCAGTATCTTTGTCCGTGACGAAGGTAATCGACGGGGCAGTATTACTGCCTGCAGGGAAATCAACACCTACATTGACATAATCAGCGCCAGCAAGAATTACACCAAAAAAGCTTGCACCACCTGATGGAGCTGAGCTAAATACAATATTACCGCCGCTTAGATTAAAACCAGAAGAACCTGTAGGATCAGGCTCCTGAATAACACCAGCGATTGAAATTAAACATTGCTGGGGGTTAATTGGTAAAGGTACAGGCGCTGCGCCACCTACTTGTAGGGCAAAACTTGTAACACTGCCATTGAAAGAAGAACTAATATCATCAATGATCAGATAACTTTGAAAAGCTACCTCAAGGTCGTTACCGATGTAAGCCATTTAAAATTTTTACAGACTGGGCTGGACAGGCCAACTGATATCTTCTAATCTAGCAGCCTGATAAGTTTGAGGAAGATCACGAAGTGCTTGTCTGTATGCAGCCCAAGCAGCCTGATCAATAGTAGAACCTGGGGTCATCACCCAGTCAGTGGAACGTAAAAGAGCGTCTCTTTTCTGTCTTACTACACGCCAAGAAGAATCTTCCTGCGAAAGAATTGCGACGGGATTAAGAAGAGCCTCCAGCTCCTCTACACGAAGAGTTAACGCCTTTACTAATTCTGTGGCCTCATTAGTTGTTAAACCCATGACCTATTAAGGAGTCTGCTCTAAGTAACTAATTGATAAGTCTAAAGATGTTGCTGTATTGCTACGTGCTCTAAGCACATCATTTGATTCAAGAATAATTTTTGAGCCTGCAATCACCTCGAGGGTAGAGCCAGCAGGCACTGGCGCATTCCGAATTAGATAAACATCGTCGCCGGTGTTTGTGACCAGATAAATATCAACATCAGCGCTGCTACTGGCTTTATTCGAAACAAGACAGCTAAGCAAAACCAAGGTTGCAGTGTTTCCTGCAGTCAGAACGTTAGTTGCGGAATCTGTGATTACCGTAGTAACGAGGCTTGACTTGGTGTCGATTTTAAAAGTGTTTGCCATATTATCCTAAGGCGACAATCAGAGCGAGGTTTTCGGATGAATCGAATGCACCGCTTACTGTCAAACTTCCAGTAATCGTGACATTACCAGGAACGCTTATAGCGCCAGCTGAATCTATTGTAAGCCTAGCAACACCACCCGTCACGAATGACACTTGGTCAGGTCCCGGTGAAATAATTCCGGTGTTGGGATCAGAGGCAAATTTTAAAGCGCAACTACTTAGTGAGCCTAAAGCAAGTTGAGAGTTACTCCCATCATCTCTAAGAAGAGGAAAGCCTCCTGCTGTTACTGCATCGTGTATTACGCATGCATTCTTATCAGTGTCGACAGTAACTTCACCAGCAGCGCCTGTAAAGACTGAATGCTGGACAGTTGTGCCTCTGCGAAATTGTACTTGGGTTGCCATAGATCTATCCTAATGCAACTGCAATTGCGGTAGCAAAATCTTCTGTAGCGATTGTTCCGCTCGAATTAGGAACGGTCATCGTCCGAGTTGTCGAGGATGCTATACCAGAACACTCGAAAGCAAGTTGTTTTGTGTTGTCTGAGTTATCTCTAACTCTAAAGCCACTATCGTTAGTTACCACTGCAGCTGAAGTTACTGATGTCAAGCCTGCAATAGTGGTGGCTGAACTACCTAAAGCAATTGAGGTAGAGCCAACTGTTACTGTGGAGTTTGCTAGTTGAGAATTAGGTATTGCATTTGTACCGAACTCCCCTGTTGAACTGTTATACGAAAGTCCCGATCCAGATGCCACACTTAGATGAGCACGCACTTCACTAGCACTCGGACCTGTGTAAGTTATTACTCCTGTCGAATTGTTATAAGCAAGACTGCCATCACCTCCGGAATCAGTGACTGAGATTTCACCTCTTATGTTTGCAGCTGTAACTTTTGTATAAGTAAAAGCACCTGTTGAATTGTTATACGCTAAAGATCCATGGCCCGTTCCGCTGTTACTTGCACTTAAAGAGGTGAGCAGCGCTACAGTGCCACCGGCATCTGGAAAAAGTATTGAACGATCTGCAGTGGCATTCGTTACTGAAATAGTTGTTTCATTCGCATCAGCACTAGAACCTTCGAATGTAATGCCAGAGGAATTTAGAAGAATCCCGTTTGCTGCATCTGCTGCACCAACTCGTACGGTAGTTGTACCTTCAAGTGTGGTAGATGTGAGTGACGTAAGACCAGCAACCGTGGTTGCGGTGGCACCAAGTGAAATACTTGTCGAACCGACCGTTAACGAGCTGTTAGCTAGCTGGCTATTTGGTATTGCACTTGTACCAAATTCTCCTGATCCGTTGTTATACGTAAGTCCTGATCCAGATGCAACACTTAAATGAGCACGTACTTCACTTGCACTAGGTCCTGTATAAGTAATTACACCGGTGCTTGAGTTGTAAGCAAGAGACCCATCACCTCCGGAATCAGTAACAGATATTGCACCTCTTGCTCTGGCATT